AATCACACTGCGCGCCCGCGCTAACTATCTTAGAAAGATCGACCGCGCCCTCAACAGAGACATCCACCCCGACAAGAGCCACCCGATGCACGGCAACTCCCTGTTCGATACTCTCGTGCTGCGCATCCCCGCCAAGGGCTCGCCCGAGGAGAACGTCCTCTATATCGAGCCGCGCCTCGTAGACAACTTCGTAGTGGAGGTGATCACCTAGAAAATAATTGTGGAGTCTGTGTCGATTTCGGTTGACATGGTGGGAGATATGTGCAATCATCCCGATATGGCCCGCTCGTTATGGGTCACTTGTTCCAAAACGGGGCCAGCGGCCCGCAACAAGGAGGACTATCTACCATGGCTAACGGTTACGAAGAGATCACGATCCAGGGCAAGACCTTCAAGGTCCCAGTGCGGTATTCCGCTGGACACCAACTCACCGAGGGCGAGGCGGGCGCGCTCAACCAGACCTTCCACGAGAACCTCCGCAACAACTTCGCCAAAAAGGTTAACGAGGGCGAGGAGGCGGGCATCACCCAGGAAGTCCTCCAGCAACAGCTCGATGACTACGCCAACGACTACCAGTTCGGCGTTCGCACTGGCGGCGGCGGGTTCCGAGGCGACCCGGTTATGACCCTCGCCATGAACATCGCCCGCGAGATGGTCCGTCAGGCCATCAAGTCCAAGAACCTCGATCAGGAGCAGTGGCCAGCACAGCGCGTTTCTGCGGCCGCGAAGCAACTTATCGACTCGCAGGGCGAGAATGGCAAGATCGTCGCGACCGCACGCGCTCAGGTCGAGGCCGAGAAGGCTGCGGCCAAGGAGGCAATGCAGGCGGTGAGCGAGATGCTCGACGCTTCTGCGCAAGCGGCCCAATAAGGGTTCACGCAGCAGTATTGTCACCCCGACCGCTGCGTGTCGGGAGGCTCCGGGGTTTGTCTTAGCGTCCCCGGAGCCAACCCCACTAAGGCAGCCCTGGAGACCAAGCCATGACCGCGGAGCGGTTGCCCGTTCTTCACCACTGGTACGCAGCTTTGTCGTCAGAGCATGGGGTAGAACTCGCGTGCTCTGACGCGGAGGCTGTGAGGCAGCGACTCTACGCTGCCCGCCGCGAGGCCAAAGACGAGGACTTGGAACAGATCGGCATCGCCATTAGCCCATTTGACCCCACTCGGCTGTGGTTAGTTAGGAAAAAACCCAATGCGCAGACGTGAAGACCGAGCAATAGTTAAACACACTCTCAATCTCTATGCGGGTGATTATGCCAAACTGCAATCACTCTACTCGTCCCGAGTTGGAGCAGCTAAGATCATCAGGGACATTATCCACGCCCACATCAGGAAGATCGAAGAGGATGCCGCACAGAAGATCCCCCTTATAGGGGACCTCGACATGAACCTCGTGCCAGAGGAGGACGTTCGTGAGTGAAATCTCTGAACTCTTTGACCGCGATCCGCTCAAGTTGAGCGATCAGGACATCGGCGCCATAGTGGCCCGGATGCGCGAGGCCCAGGCCCAGTACGAGCTGGGCATCAAGGCCCCTGTAGCGCCCAAGCCCAAGAGCGCCAAGGCGGTCAAAGCTACGAAGGATCTCCTCAGTGATTTGGGCCTCGGGGGCGATAACCCCCTGGACGAGCTGGGGTTGAAGTGATGCAAAAACCACACAGTATAACCTCTCCGCAGGCGGAAAGTGGTCAAAGCCTGGCTCTAGGGAAGGCCGTTCCAAGCCCGTTTCTTCCTGACAGTAATATTCAATTTGCTTGGGACTCGACGTCCATGGGCTGGCTCAAAGAGTGCCCGAGGAAGTACTACTATCATATGATCCGGGGTTTCGTAGGCCGGGGCGAAGCTATACACTTGGAGTATGGCATCCTCTACCACAATGCCCTCGAAGAGTACGAAATGCTCAAGTTTAACGGGCTCGACCATGACCAAGCGGTCGAGGCCACGGTACGAAGCATCCTACTCCAGACGTGGCGCGACGGTAAACCCTGGCGTGGGAGCGCGGACCTCCCGCCGGATGACAAAGTCAGTTTGAAAAACCGCGAAAACCTAATCCGGACCATCATTTGGTACCTCTACAAATTCAAGGATGACCCGGCGCAAACGCGCAAAGACCCAAACACTGGCCGTCCTATGGTCGAACTGCACTTTCAGTTTGAGATAGAGGACGGGTACAGTCTGTGCGGATACCTCGATCGCGTGGTCGAGTTCCAAGAACAACCCTTTGTTATGGACAGAAAAACCACAACTTCGACGCTCGGCTCATATTACTTCGATCAGTACGACCCCGACAACCAGATGTCTTTCTACTCTTTCGCTTCTAGGGTGGCGTTTAAGACCCCTGTTAAAGGGGTCATCGTGGATGCTGCACAGATCGCGGTCGGCTTTAGTAGGTTTGTGCGGAGTTTCGTGTTCAAAACGAACGACCAACTCGACGAGTGGTACCGCGACCTGAAGGTCTTCCTCAAGCAGGCCAAACAGTACGCCTGGGATGGGTACTGGCCACAGAACGACAAAAGTTGCCACAAGTACGGAGGGTGTATCTTCCGGGGTATCTGCTCGAAGAGCCCTTCTGTTAGGGATCGCTTTCTAGAGAGCGACTTTGAGGTCCGCGAGTGGAACCCACTTATCCCCCGTTAACTGATTGCATCCTGTGGGAGGGTGCTCTAAACAGTAAAGGCTATGGCCATCTTAGAGTAGATGGCTTCGATTGGCTTGCACACCGCTACGCTTACTACAAACACTATAAGAAGTATCCAGGCAAGCTTATGGTCCTACATAGTTGCGACAACAGACGCTGTATAAATCCAGAGCATCTGTTCCTAGGAACTAATACGGATAATATGCGAGATGCTATAGCTAAAGGTCGTCCTATCGGACGCCGAGGCCCAGGGAACCCCGAGAAGAAGCACAGATGGAACCATATCAAAGAGCTTTTTCGCAGATGAGACGCGAGCGTCGTCGCGCTCGGATAGTGATGATCATTGTGGAGGTGTGTCTGATCGCCTCGATCATTATCGTGGTCCTGTCTTTAATGGCCTGCCAGATGCCAATGAGGCCCATGCCATGAGCAGTGTGATACTTGAGTTCGACCTGCCGCGTGAGGACGTGCGCCTGCACGAGGATCGGGTCACGGTCGAGTTGGGTAACGGCGTCCGCTTGACCACGGGCATACCCACCTGGGTAAAAGGGATCAACGCAGCGAAGCTGCAAATAGTACTAGACATAGAGGGAGGGCCGCCGGATGCCAATACTGAGCAACCACCAAAGCTCTGAGTTCACCAAGCTTTTGCTTATGGGGGACTCTAAATCGGGTAAGACCGGGAGCCTTGCTCCGTTGACGAGAAAGTACAAATTGCGTATCTTGGATTATGATAACGGCTTGGATGCGCTCGCGCAAGTGGTCAAGCGGGATAACCCCAAGGATCTGGAGAACATCGAGTTCCGCACGCTCCGCGACCAGATGGTTGCTACGCCCATTGGACCAGTGGTAAAGGGCACCGCGACCGCGTTCATAGATGGCCTCAAAATGCTTGATAGCTGGAAATATGGCACCACGGACCTAGGCAACCCCGCGGAGTGGGGAAAGGATTGTATCCTCGTCCTTGACTCCCTGACCTTTATGTCCGATGCGGCCTTTCATTTCCGGGAACCGCTCGTAGCGAAGTCCAAGGATGGAAAGTATGATGTTCGAGCGGTCTATAAAGACTCCCAGGATGCAATTGAAGCTGTCCTTGCACTCCTCACCTCGGAGTCATTCCGAACTAATGTCATTGTTATATCTCACGTCCGCTATGTTGACAACCCAGACGGGACTAAGAAAGGTTATCCCACTGCCGTCGGCTCGGCTCTTTCTCCGCAAATTCCCCGGTACTTTAATAGTGTGGCATTGGCCCAGACCGCGGCGGGTAAAAGAACTATACAAACGGCGCCGACAGCAATGATAGACCTAGCCAATCCCGCGTCGTTCAGGATGCTGCCCACGCTGCCGATCGAGACCGGACTCGGCACGTTCTTTGAGACATTACGGTCGTAGGAGGAGGACTACGGTGAACGGAGAGAGACGAAAAAAGCTCGAGAGAGCACTTGAACTGATCGGCGAGGCTAAGTCGATCGTCGAGGAAATCAAGGGCGAAGAAGAGGAGTCCTTCGAGGCCATGCCAGAGTCTATGCAATCTGGAGAGAAGGGCGAGAAGGCTACCGCAGGGATCGACGGACTGGGCGAGGCAATGGATTCCCTGGATAGCGCGATCGACCTGATCGACACGGCAAAGGAGTGAGTCATGGCCTTGAACGAGGCGACATTCGGTTACTTGAACCCAACCGAGGACCAAAAATACGACATGGCTGCCTGTCGGAATGCCGCGGCTGAGTACGCCGAGGTACTCGATCAGCGGGTTCCCGAGGGCCCGGACAAGACCTACCTACTTCGCAAATTGCGTGAGGTTGCGATGTGGGCTAACGTAGCGATCACGCAAAACTCAGACGGCAGCCCAAGGGCTGACTGACTACAGGCCGGTGGCATACTCCACCCCTGAACCAAGGAGACTAAAGATGGCATCGTTCGAGGAGATCCTAAATCGCAAGGCGTCTGACATCAAGCCACCGCAGGCGTATCCGGTGGGGACCTACCACTGTCTCGTTGACGGCCCCCTCACCCCGGGAAAGTCATCCCAGAAACAGACTGACTTCCTTCAAGCCAAGTTCAAGATACTCTCCCCTCAAGGGGACGTTGACGCGGCTGCGGCCGCCGAAGGCCAGGTTGTTGGCAAGACTATCACTAATGACTACTATATCACAGATACTGCGGTGTGGCGGCTCAAAGAACTCCTCGTAGAGCACCTCGGCATCGAGCCGGGCGAAGAGGGGACGGCAAGCGAGAAGGGCCTCAAAGAAATGGTGGCCGAGGCGCCCGGGACACAAGTGCTGGTTAAGCTCAAACACGAGCTGTCCCAAGACGGTAAGCGGGTATTCCATCGTGTAGAGTCTACCGCCCACGTCTAAGGGGTAAAACCTATGCTCGTAGATAAACTTAGAGAGCTCTTGAAAAGCACTTCTCACGTTTGATTGACTCCCAGACGTGAGTAAGTGCGGCCGGGGGGCGACGTTGGCATCCACTCCCTGCCCCCCGGTCACTCTTAGAGGAGGCCTCCATGGCCGCAGTCAAAATCTGTAATACATGCCACTATGGCATGGTGTGCGGGCCCGAGTCAATCGCCTGCCACAGATATCCCCCGACCATTACTAAGGCCGAGGAGAATACCGTGACCACCTACTTCCCCGTGCTCTCTCCAGAGGCGTGGTGTGGTGAGTGGAAAGCATCTATCCATGTTAAAAAGTGAATGAACCCGCTCGGTCCGTTTCGGACCGAGCAATACCCAGTGGAGTCAAAACAGTGGACGAGAAACAACAAGACGATATAGCTAGACTTGATACCAGCATCCGTGGCATCAAAGGCCAGGGCTATGCCCAGGGTCAGCCCGACCCAATCTACCACGAGCCGCCCGCTCGCGCAGGCAACAACGGCGGACCACCAGACTTGGCAAGGATAGGAGAGCTTAGTGCGCGCGGAATTGATCGCATCTCGGTCGAGACCTCGGACCAGATCCGTGAGATTGGTGAGGCTGCCGTCACGCACGCTGAAGCCATTCGGGCTGAAGCTAACGCACTCGCTGATAGTATTCTTGAGCAGGGACGGAAGTTCTCTGATCGTGTTGCATCTTTCGTCACGACTGCGGAGACCATGCTGCAAGCAATGAACGAGCAGCGAGCGAGGTTACACAAAAACAAGGAGGACTAACCAACCATGACTTCTGGACAATTCCACTTGGTCCCGTTGGGCGACATAACTGTCCAACGGGACGAGCGACAACGACGAGACCTAAGTGACATCGACATCCTGGCAGACTCGATTCGTCGCCTGGGCCTCATCCACCCACTCGTCGTCACAAGGGACCTCACCCTGGTCGCGGGCGAACGCCGATACACTGCCTGCCGATCGCTGGGCTGGGTGACCGTGCCCGTCCAGTACACCGATGAACTCGAGCCCGCGCGACTTCGCGCCATTGAACTTGAAGAGAACATCAAGCGCCAGGACATCTCGTGGCAGGACCAAGTGAATGCCGTGGTCGAGTATCACCGGCTTCGCTCCTCCGAAGCCGCAAATTGGACTCAAGGCGACACAGCGGAGGCTATTGGGCTTTCGAGGCCACATACCAACCGCTTACTGCAAGTAGCCGAAGAGATCGAGCGCGGCAACACTATGGTAATAGATGCACCGAAACTTTCTACCGCAGTTGGTATTGCGGAGCGCGCCCGGGAGCGGCGTGACCAAGCAACCATAGGTCGACTGCACAGCACCTTCGGGGGCGTGGCTCTGACTCCCGAGCGGCCGGAGGACATCCTCGTCTGTGACTTTAATGAGTGGGTCCGCGAGACCACAACAGAAATGCGGTTCAACCTACTCCATTGTGATTTTCCCTACGGGATTGGCGCGGACGACTTCAATCAGGGTGGAGCTGCCTCCCACGGCGGATATGCCGACTCGAAAGAGACCTGGGAGCGGCTTATGGGCTCCCTTGAGGTCGCCACCAAGTTCCTTTGCGCGCCTTCGTGTCACCTTATGTTCTGGTTCTCTATGAGGAAGGGTGATGATCGGCTCTACGAGCCAACCGCGCACGCCCTCGCGTGCATGGGCTGGGAGCTTAATCCCATGCCTCTCATATGGATGAAAAGTGATGGCGTTGGAATTCTCCCTGATCCCGAGCGAGGTCCCCGGCAAATATACGAAACTTGTCTACTTGGGTCCAGAGGGGATCGCAAAATTGTTAGGGCTGTTTCTAACGCTTACGCCGCGCCGACTGTTCGGGAGCGGCATATGTCTGAAAAACCCGAGCCTATGCTGCGATACTTCTTCGGGATGCTCGTCGATGAAAATACGGTTCTCCTTGATCCCACATGCGGAAGTGGAAGTTCGCTGCGAGCGGCTGAGTCGCTTGGTGCAAGATCTATTCTCGGACTTGAACGAAACCCCGAGTTTGCCGACCTCGCCAGAGACGCCCTCAAGCGAGCCCGCACCCTAAAACACACGGAGAAAGCATCGTGAGCTTCTACTACCTAGCGTCTCCGTACAGTGATCCCGTCCTCGAGATAATGCATGAGCGCTACGTCCGTGCTCGTCATGCCACGTGGTGGTGTCTCACTCATGATATATTGGTGTTCTCGCCGATCGTCCATTGTCACCCCATGGCAGTCACTTACCAGATGCCACGTGACCACGGATTCTGGCAGAACTACAACGAGGCTATGATCGGCGGCTCGGGCGGAATACTTGTACTGAAGATTGATGGCTGGAACCAATCTAAGGGAGTCAACTCCGAGATAGCCCTCGCTCATACCCTTGGCAAGCCAATAAAGTATCTCGCCCCCATGAAGGATGGGTACTATGTGAGTGAGTAGTATGGTTGTTGACCTGGATTTTTCCCAACTCTGGAGAGGGCCCGATGGGCTATAAGATCGCCTTCGTCGGCGAAGCCTGGGGTGAACACGAAGAGCGAGAACGCCGTCCCTTCGTAGGCCCCGCGGGTTGGCAGCTCAACACCATGCTGGCAGAGGCTGGTATCCGCCGCGCGGATTGCTTTCTGACCAACTGTTTTAATCTGCGACCGCGCCCGACTAACAAGATCGACAACTTATGCGCTCCGCGCAAGGAGGTCCGTCATGCGCTCCCGCCGTTATCATCTGGCAAGTACATCCGTGATGAATTTCTCCCAGAACTCGACAGACTTTATAGAGAGATTAATGAAGCTAATCCAAATGTCGTTGTCAGTCTCGGGGGAACCGCTACCTGGGCGTTACTACGTGACGGTAGAATATCAAAGCTTCGGGGGGCAGTCGCAGATTCCCCCGTTCTACCGGGACGCAAAGTCCTCCCCACCTTCCACCCCTCCTACATCCTCCAGGGGGGATACGAAGCCCGGCACGTTACCGTCCTCGACCTCCAGAAAGCCCGACGCGAGTCAGAGTATCCCGAGATTAGGCGGCCCGTCCGGACCATCTACACCGAACCCCTCCTCACGGAACTCGACTGGTTCTACGACAAGTTCATTGCGGGCGCAGCCCGACTCAGTATCGACATCGAAACTCGAGGGGACCGAATAACCTGCATCGGGTTCGCCCCGGCTATAGATATAGCCCTGGTCGTACCCTTCGAGGACATGCGAAAGCCGGGGTTAAATTACTGGGGCTCGCTCGAGGCCGAGCTTGCCGCTTGGCAATGGGTCAAGCGCGTGTGCGCGTGCCCTGTACCAAAGGTATTTCAGAATGGCTTGTTCGACATGCATAGGTTATGGAGGGGATATGGTATTCCCATCACTAACGCTGAGCATGACACCATGCTCTTGCATCACGCCCTCCAGCCTGAGAGTCCTAAGGGTCTCGATTATCTCGGATCAGTGTATACCAGTGAGTCCGCCTGGAAGCTCGGCATCAGACTCAAACACAAGGGAACCATAAAGAAGGAAGACTGACATGGCAATCCCTACAATTCTTTCCCGACTTGCCGGGGGTATAGTTGCCGCGGGCGAAGCCGCTGAGGGTATTGCGGCGGAGTCCGCGCTCGGTAATTTCCTGGGCCAGCTCGGTATCAACTACACCGAGGAGGCTGGCGTCACCGTGCCCGTGGGCTCGTCGGCTATTAGTCAAATTGGCTATCACCAAGGCATAATCACAGTAGTCTTTAAGCGCGGTGGTTCGGGCAGTTATGACTACCCGGGCACGGAGGAAGAGTTTATCGAGTTCGTTACCGCGCCCTCTAAGGGCGCGTGGTTCAATGCCCATCTGAGAGACCGATGAAGACTACCCGAACAGACCTGCTCAAGCCCGGCCAGCCCAGCTCTGAGACGGAACGTCTCTGGATTTACAACGGCTTGGATTGTTGTGTGACTCTCGAAGTACTCGAAGAGATCCTCCCTCAGCTCGACAATCTTACCGCCAATACCTACGCACTTTCCCGGGCTCTTCAGGGCCCAGTGCTGGAGATGAACTGCAGAGGAGTTCTCATTGATGAGCACGAACGTCAGAGAGCCATTGTCCAGTACCGAAGTGATACTGACCGACTCCAACGACAGCTATATCAGATCGTTCATGATGGAGTCGGATACACCTCTTTTCGAGATAGTGGTAAGACTAAGGCGTGGCGATCAAACAGTCATGTTGCGGCCCTCCTCTACGATGTTCTCCGACTACCCGAGGTCCGAAAGCGAAACGACAAGGGAGAACTCGTTCGAACCGTCAACCGGGAAGCCCTTGAAAGACTCCAAGTTCACTTTATCGCACAGCCAATCATTGGACATATCCTCGCTCTGCGAGACTTTGGTAAAAAGATCGGAGTCCTTGAGACAAAGATTGATGCCGATGGCAGGCTACGCACGAGTTATAACATTGCCGGAACTACAACAGGTCGCTTCTCTAGTTCTCTTAATGACTTCGGGACTGGAGGAAATCTCCAGAACATTGAAGAGCGCCTTCGGCGTATCTTCGTGGCCGACCGAGGAATGAAGTTTGCGAACATCGACCTCGAACAGGCTGACAGCCGTAACATAGGAGCGTTGTGCTGGAATGTCTTCCGAGACCCCACCTACCTTGACGCCTGTGAAAGCGGAGACCTACATACGACGGTTGCAAAGATGTCCAGACCCGACTTGCCCTGGACCGGAAACCTTAGGTCCGATCGGGCCATTGCAGAGCAACCATACTACCGCCACCACAGCCTACGGCATATGTGCAAAATGCTTGGACATGGTACTAATTATCTTGGTTCAGCCTTCGAAATGAGCAAACAAACCAAGATCGAACAGTCCGTAGTCAAGGACTTTCAGGCCCTTTACTTCCCTACCTTTCCTGCCATACCCAAGCTGCACGAGTGGGTCCGCCTTCGCATTGTCGAGGAGGGCTACCTCGTCACCCCGTTCGGCCGCAAGCGCTGGTTCTTTGGCCGCCGCGACGAGAACGATACCCTTAAACAGGCGGTAGCCTTCCTAGGCCAGTCAATGACCGCCGACGAGATGAATAATGCAATGCTTGCCGTATGGCGACTAAACATCGCCAGCATTATGTTACAAGGTCACGACTCGATCTTGATACAGTATCCCGAGGAGAAAGAAAATGAGGTCATACCACAAATTCTACAGGCTATGCGTGTACCCCTGGAACTCGAGGGCGGACGACGCTTCGTCGTCCCCGTAGAATGTCAGGTGGGATGGAACTGGGCCAAGGCATCAGAAGAAAATCCGAACGGATTGGCTAAGTACCCCGATGGGCGCACCCGCAGGTATCCGTAGGCTAGGTAGCTGGATCGACACATACATAGACTACACGGAGATCGTACCCTCGCCCCCACTGCTCAGGAAGTGGGTGGCGATTTCGTTCGTTGCGGCTGCAGTCGAACGGAAGGTGTGGGTTAGGACCATGGGGAGCGCCCTATACCCTAACCTCTATACGATCCTCGTTGGTCCGCCTGGCATTGGCAAGGGTGTAGCCATTCACCCGGGCGAGAGAATCTTGCGCGAAGTCCCAGACATCTGTGTAGGTCCCAGTGACATGACCTCGGCGAGTCTCCTCGACTCCCTCGCGCAAGCGGTACGGCGGATCATCCAGCTTAACGCATCCCAACCCTACGTTGAATTCAACTCGTTGACTGTGATCTCTCGCGAGCTCGGAGTACTGATCCCCGCGTGGGAGACCACCCTCATGAACCAGCTAACGGATGTCTACGATGGCTTTTACATCGAACAGCGGCGACGAGGAAAAGACCTTCATATCAAGATCAAAGAACCACAGATTAATCTTCTCGGGGCGACCACCCCCTCGTACCTTAACGAGGTTCTTCCGCCGGGTGCATGGGATCAAGGCTTCCTTTCCAGGACCATCCTCATCTATTCAGGTGACAAAGTAGCCCGAGACCCCTTCGCCGAGGATGGAAACACTGCATTCACACTACGAGTACACAACGACCTACTGCACGATCTCAAGACCATTGCCCTAGAATATGGGCAAATGAGTTTCACGACGCCCGCCGCCTCGGCCATCAAGGCCTGGGTTAAGTCAGGACTCCACCCAGCACCTACACACCAGAAGCTTCAGTATTACAACAGTCGCCGACTCGCACATCTCCTCAAATTGTGCATGATCTCCAGCATCTCCCGGGGCGGGCAGAAAGTAATCGGATTGGATCACTACACCGAGGCTCTCAACTGGCTCGTAGAGGCTGAAACCTACATGCCCGACATCTTCAAGTCGATGGTGGGCGGTGGCGACTCGAACAGCATGAACGAAACCTGGAACTATGTCTGGTCGCTCTATGCTAAAGAGAAAAAGCCAATCGCTGAGAGTCGCGTCATAGAATTTCTGCGCGAGCGGGTCCCTGCTCATAACATTGGAAAGATAATTGAGGTCATGGTGAAGTCCCGTATGCTCGAAATCTCTATCGAGGGCAACGGCTTCCAGGGATACAAGCCTTCGCCGAAGGCAATGAGCGCGAACGGTTAGTATTTCTGCTCAACGGCTAGATTGGCCGCGATAACAGGGGGCTTGAGTACCGCGATCGCGAACTCGCGAAGCTCGTTCTGGTTAATAGGGTGTTCACGCCCGCCCGAACGGAACTTAACGAAGCCTGTAATCAGCTCCAGTCCAACTATGGCCGTGCCCGGTACGATAGTACACTTGACTTCTATCCCATCAGGCCGCATAATATCATTGAACAGCACCCCGTCGGATGAAGTCTGGAAGGTCAGGTCTGCCTGGTTCCAGTTGCCGGGCATTGTGATCTTGATAATCTTCCCGCCTGTGCAGTCCACCGCGTCGCTCAGTGCCTCGCCCGCTGGGATTGTGGGGCCATTGATAATCTCTATAGGCATTTCTTTCTCCTAGCAGGGTGGGGGGTCCCATGAGAGCGCAAGTCTCCGGGCCCGGTTGTGAGCGTTAATAGCATTGGTCGTACCGACTTGGGCTCGCTTGGGTTGATCGGTGTTAGGGTCTTTCTGCCACACATCAAAGAGGTGAGTCATGGCCTTCTTCAGTCCATCGTCGATGCCCGACAGGGCGAGATCCCTCACGCGCTCGCGTTCTGTGGGATCAACGCAGTCATAGGGTACCTTCGACCACGCTATGTCTCGCTCGACGAGCGCAAACACCAGGGCAGCAATACAAATCAACAGTCCAATAATCACTGCCTTGGCCATCGGCCACCTATGGTGCTGGGTAGATTACATCCACCTCGTCATCGGTATCTAGTTTCAGAGCCTCGGCCAGCGCGGGCGAGAGGTCTGCCACCCGCCCAGTATCCTCGTGCGGGCCCCAGTCCGCGGGATACGCGAGTATCTCATACCCGCTCTTCTTAGAGCGAACGAGGGCCCTCTCACCCTCTCTTAGCATATCCTTGGGCGTCTTCGAATAGTCCCATCGACACGCGACGTAACTCACGTCGGGGTTCAGCCTGCGAGCGAGCCCGGTCGTGCCCGTGGGCTGGTAGGGGAGAAACAGGTGGGGTGTCTGCATAACATCACTAATGAAGGCGAGCCCTTCGCTCGGCGAGACCCCAGTGTCATCCGGGCCGCCGAAGTGGCTGCACCGACCACTGGTCATAAACAGCGCGCCTCCCGGCGCTGGCTCGGGCACTGGAGGATGAACATCTTCCCCGCTAATCGACATGGCAATGGCAGCACAGATCAGTCCAAACTTCTCCTTGTATACTTGCGCGTCGTAACTTGAGTCTACAAAACACACTTCTATTAGGATCGCGGGTTCCTCAGTGTTATTCAGAAAGTATAGGTCTGTCCGCTTTTTGGGCCCGCGGTTAGGAAGACCACTCGCCACGCACATAGCATCGACCACCTCGTCTGCGATCTCCATGCCAGTGCTCGAGACATAAAGCACCTCGGTTCCCATGGGCTTAGAGGTCACTTCATAAGCGTTGAAGTGGACGCTGATATCGAGGTCGCGCGTGCGCGCGTTGTGGAAGTCCACGATACGCTCGAGGTTCTCGTTCTGCGACGTGCTTACGTCGTCCCAGTAGGTCGTTGTCTCAACTCCCATCTCGCGTAGTTGCGCCGCGGTCTCAGTGACCACCTGTCGAGCCTCATCTACTTCATCGAGCCCCCAAGGCGGTGGACCTTCCGCGCCCCGGACTAGCTTGCCGTGTCCGGCACTCATCACCACTCGCATTGCGCCCTCCTCACTGTACAATTGAGACGGTCCCAATGACTATCGGGACTACATCGTCCACATCTTCTAGAATAACCAACAACTCATAGAGCCCGGAGACCATCGTAGCCATTCTGTCGCGTTCCGCGCGCCACTGCAGGATGCCCGGGGCCGGAAAGACCACCTGACCCTGGGTGTACTTCAGGGCCATCTCGTTGTACCCTATGCTCGCGGCGCCGCTTTGGGGCCAGCGCAGATACACCGTGGCCTCGACAATGCTCCCCCAGTCCCATGGGGTCCCGTCAGTAATGTCGATAACCTCGACGGTCTCCACCCAGGTTCCATGGATCGAGGTGGTCGGGATCGAACCGGCAGCGGTCATGGGGGTACCCCTAGAGCTTGATGTACCAGGTGACCAAGCGGGTCACTGGCATGTTGTTGAACGCCCTGGTCGCGTTCGCGAGTACGGGATCACCACCCTTAGAGTCAGTAGTAAACGTATGAGTGTGGGCTCCCTCTCCGGGCGCTCCCCCGCCCGGAAGGGGCGTGGTCGAGATGTTCACGCTGTGCGAGTGAAATTGATTGTTCGTCATCGCAGAGGTGGTGCCACTATAGGTATGGCTATGGTCGGCGTCAGCCCCGCCGGTAGTTCCACCCTGAGACCCTGCAACAACCAGTGGTCCTGCTGTTGGCGCCACACTGACCGCAGGCGCTTGTGGTACAGTCTCACTATGGGCGTGGGAATTGCTCTGACCGCTCGTTGTCCCACCGAAGGTATGGACGTGATCGACGTTAACTACGTTGGTTCCACCAGTACCATTATGGACGTGGCCCAGATGCTGAGAGGTCGAGCCCGTATGAACGTGGGCAGGAATGTTCTCGATGGTCAGCGTAACACTGTTTGCACCGAGCAGCGAGCCCGGGATAATGCTATTTCCTATAACAAATGGCAGGGTTCCATAGTTTCCCGCCGGGCTATTACCCATGTCGTCCAGGCCTGCGAAGGTCGCGCCTCGCATAGAGGGTAGTCCAAGGGTCTTGTTGGCTCCGAAATCACTCGCCGCGCTGGCTCCACGGCCGCCCGGAAGCACAGGCGCGATCTCGTCCGGCATGCTGTTCCAGCAATAAGTAAAGAGGTCAATCGTGTCCGGATTGGCACGCTCGGAGTTGGGCCCCGAGGTAGTCCCGTTGCCGATGGTCTTCCCGTTCAGCCGACAGTATCCGGGCTTTGGTGCATTGACAAACTCAGGGTGGATCATTCCGGTTTGTACCTGACGCTCAGGTGGAATGATAACACTCACATCGACCGGGTTCGGGTTGGGTATCCGACGAGAGTACGAGAGCGTCTCACCAAACCTTGAGAGCACTTGCACGTCATACCCTTCACTACTAGTAGTATAGGGCACGAAGATGTCTGGCCAGCGCCCATTCACATCGGCCTCGACCGGGTGCGGCAGCGCGTCGGACTCTCCACTGTCCGCATACACTGACAGTGGCGTGGTCGTACCACCCTGAAAGAAGAACGCCTGCGCTCCGTCAGCCCGCAGATCATCTGCGTAACGCTCGATCGTGCCAGACCTATTCCACAGACTGCCCATAGTACCCTCATCCTATATCCGGGTTGATAGTAGCCCCGGTGTTATAGTCCGTGTTGCCCGACCACGTTAGGTTAGTTACGTTGTGGAAGAACCCATAGCTCGAGCCCGGGTTCACTCCCTTCTGCATTCGATTTCCAGTGACAGTGATGTTGTCCACTGTTCCTACGCCACTATCAAGGTCCTGACACAGGACACATGCTGCCCCGTCCGAGAGGATGAGTTTGTTGTTCGTTATGACGAGCCCACTGAACGCGGCCCCCTCGTTCTGGGCAATGATACAGCTCGTATCGAACGACTCGATAGTGTTGTGGTTGATGGTACAGGCCGTGAAGCCACCGGAACCTTGGATACCATCGAAGTGAGGATCAGCTGCTCCAGAGCCCAGATCGTGTATCCAGTTGTCATGGATGTTCATATTATTACTGGAGATGAAGATGCCATTCTGTAGATTGCTCAAGTCACAGCGATCAATCTCTACCCCTGGGCACCCATCCAGCCCTATTCCAGCGGTGTTACCGACCCCGATGATCCGAGTACGGAATATTATGCAGCCTGTAAGATTGGCCCCGACAGTAGAAATGCCATAGAACTCTGTGCAATTGATGATGCAGTTTCGGACGATGACGTTAGCGTGGCGGATGATGATCTGTCCAGTAACATTGAGGTTCTCTATGATCTGACCAGGGGCATTGGAGTTAACATCTCCGGAGACTGGAGTAAAGGTCGTCCCGACCACAGGTCCAGTATTGGTCGCGTTCGGAAAGGCCGGGTCCGGCACAGGTGCTGGAATTGCCGAGCCCACAATAATCTGATTACCTACTATTGTAGCATTGTAGACATCTATCCACTGGTCAATGACGGTCTCGTGTCCGCCAAAAGCTTGACCTATGCTGAATTGAGTTTGGGCAAAGGGACCTACAAAGTACACTCCATTGAAGTCAATGTGCATATCCCCATCGAAGTCGGGAAAGGCACGACAGCCAAACTCTCCACCTTGAAACACCACATTATGACACTTAAAGGTGCCGGTCCAGTTATCAGCAATGAAGACACCCACTGCCCCTTCGCCGCCTGGACCAGTACCATTACTATAGGCATGAATAAAGGTATTGTTGAGAAAGATAGTTCCTTTGCTGGTCGGACTGAATGCCTGGATGCCGTCAGCATGATCTCCGCTACCAAGCAGGCCATCAACGTTGATAAAACACTGGTCGATCAAGAACACTCCATCGCCAGCTATACGGATACCCTCGCGAACGTAGGGCGAGCCAAACCTACACCGCGTTAGTGTATTCGCGCCCGTGCAGCCAATCACTGGGTCGCCGTTCGCGTTAGACACTGTAAAGGACTTCTCGGTCAACGACTGTCCAATAGCCAATACACTCACCGCAGCGAGCGTGTTATTAGCAAACAGTGGATCGTTATAGCTCATCGGGATCGGACGAACAGGGTCCGGTGTCGGCACCGTAGGTGCCCCCTCGGGTCGTTTTGAAAGATAAAAGCTCATTCCTGTCCACCGTAGCTCAGGCCGGGTCCACCGGATCAGGGATAATAACCCCAGCCTCGGTCTTGTTATTTAACCACTGCCAGTTGATCGTGTTCCGAACTATCGTATAGAGTCCAAAGCCATGTGCAGCACGAATAATACAGTCTTTGATAGTGACGTTGTGCAGGGGCTGTGCATTAAACTGTCCATCTGAGTAGATTGTTGCACTTCCTCCATCGATCAGCTTACAATTCTCCACCAACTGTGAGTTGGTAATGCTCGATCCAAAGGCGTTGTTCAGTTGAAAACACGCTGTATCATCCTGCAAATTAATCAGGGTGCAATGCCGCATGACGAAGTTATCCATACCTGCGTTAACTTCAATACAATCATAGTGTGGAGTACCTGTACTCTGTAAGTCATGCACATAACAATCTTGAAGCAACGTGCTCGCCGTGCCTACGTTAATCCCATTCTCACACCCACTGATATCACAGCGGAGTACAGTGGCTCCAATCGCTGCACCCAAGGCTATCCCATTCGGACAGTTGTTATGTCCGAAGAATGTACAGTCTTGAATAGTGACATTGTTCCCCTTACCAGTCCCGTCGTCGAACACTCGCAAAGCATTATTACCACTTGCACTGTCGAACCAACAGTTCCTGACTGTGACGTTATTGTGAGTGACTATCATCTCACTGTTAGTCAGGTGAACATTCTGAATAACCTGTCCGTCCGCGGTAGATCTGAATAACACATTATCATTGATAGTGAACACTGTCCCAGGTGGATAGCCAGTGGTCGTTCCGTCAGGAAAGCCACCATTTTGGGGCACTACTGGTGCCCCCTCTGGCCGCTTTGAGAGGTAGAAGCTCATTCCTGTCCCCCGCCCCCGCCCCCGCCCTCGCCCTTGGCGGCATCGAGTAATTGCTCGGTGGTCAACTCTGTTCCGAGGTTCTTGTTGAGGTTCTTTGTGGCTAGGGCGAAAGCAGCTAGGGCCTGCAGTCCCCCGCCCCGAGCGAGCCGTTCATACGCCCGCGCCCAGCTGGCCATCGGTGCCGCAGTCGCACTCCGCGCCAATCCGCGGGCTAGTACGTTCGACCCCACAACTGTTCCAAGCGTAGCCATCGGGGCCATAAAAGTTCCAGTAAGTACGGCGGCGGTGCCAAGCTTCGATCCGAGCGTCGCCCGCTCCCGATTGAACTGCTGCCATTGAGGGGCCCGCCGCGACACGGCCTCGATCGCGTCAAGGTGCTGTCGTAGGTCGGCAGACTCCCGCCCAAATAAGAGCGTCTTGCCTCGATCAGATAGGTTCCCATAACCCCTAACCCACGTTGCCGCGTCAAACTCCCCTTCCGCGCCACGGCCAAGCCGCTCGATAAGGGCACTCTGTACCTCGGCCTGGCGTTCGGCTGGAACGAACCGGCGCAGTTGGGCCAGGGAGGCAGTATCAGCACCAGTCTTCGATCCAGCCATCCGGACGATCTCGCCGATAGCGTCCTCATTTGAACGCCGGGCAAGCCCACGGAGCTTTGCAGGGGCCTGATCTCCCGCGTCGATAATCCCTCGTCGGACGTGCCCCCCAGCAATATCCTGAGTGACAGCCTCTCCAGTCGGCCGCGCAGCCGCCTCAGTCCCAGCAGCCGCGAGTTGCTCGTCGGCGCGCGTAGCAGCCCGCCGGAGAGGTGCTCCGCCAATAGGAATTGATGAGGTGGCCCTTGCCGTAGCCTGCATAGTCGGACCCCCGAGTGCAGCCCGAGGGATATCGACGCCGAGGCGCTGTGCCCCAAGTACCTCTGGTGCTGCCGCGGCACGAGCCACCCCGCGTAAAGCCGCCGGACTTCCCGGTGTAAGGGCCATGGCGGTTTCCGCCCCGAGACCGACTTGGTCCTCGAG